TCCGCGTTCTGCATGCCCTGGTCCGACTCTGATCAGGCGATGGACAACATGGACCCCCCGTCGACCGCCGACTGGGCCACCGCGCACACCACCCTCATGCAGCACCAGACGCTGATGCGCCGGGCGGCGGCCTGCTGCTGGCCGCACACCGTGCGGCGGGCGGTCGGCGAGTGGAATCCGCTGTCGGTCGAGGGCGGCTGCATGGGCGGTACCCTCCGGGTGACCGTGTCGGTGATGGCCCCGTGCGGAGACTGCTGAAGGAGAACGCGATGCCCGGAACGAGCCGGAAGACGAAGCCGCGCATGTTCGAGGTGCTGATCAGCTTCAGCGCCCTGAACGCCGGGGAGCGTTTCGAGCAGGAGGCGGACGACCTCGGCTGGGCTCTCCAGCACGTCGAGACCGGCTATCTTCGGGACGTGACCGAGGAGCCCACGGTCGAGGAGGCCCAGCGTGGGAGTGAAGAGCGTCAAGGTTGAGCTGTACAAACCTGTAATCGACGGGATCCTGCACGACCTCGCGGGCAAGGACGTCATGCGGGTGACGTTGCGGGTGCTGAACCGGGCCAAGGTGCTGACGCCCGTCGACACCGGCAACCTGCGCTCCTCTCACCAGTTCCGGATCAAGTCCTCGTCCGCCAAAGTGCTGGGCGAGGTCTTCACCAACGTCAAGTACGCTCTGCCTGTGCATGAGGGCCGTAAGGCGCTCGTGATACGCCCGAAGAACAAGCAGGCCCTCTCGTTCGTGTGGGGCGGCCAGAAGATGGTTCGCAAGTGGGTCTACCAGCCAGCCCGCCCCGGCAAGCCCTGGCTGAGGGACGCACTCCGCGAGGTCGCCACGCAGGAGGGCTACAAGATGCAGAGCGCCGCAGCGGGTGACACCGGCGGCGAGCTGTAGGAGGAGGAGAGATGGAGAAGAAGCTCAAGGTCACCTGGCAGGGCGGTAGCTGGAACCATCAGGGAGGGGAGCAGCCGACCGCCTCGGCGGAGCTGCCCGAGAAGGCGAGGGTCACCGCCGTCGGCGAGGACACTCTGGTGTTCCTGGTGACCGACGCCAACGGAACTGTCCGGCCCGCCCTGGTCCTGCCCGCCGGTCGCCTGATCTCGGCCGTGCTCGTGGACGAGGATGAGGACGAGGCTCCGAACGGTGCGCCGGTGGACCCCGACGACCTGTCCCTGTGGAACGCGACCCTCGACCTCCGGCTGAACCGTCGCGGGGTGCTGGCGGCCGAACAGGCGGCGAACGCGCTGATCGTCTGGGGCGACAAGAGGGGTCTGGCCTGATGGCTGAGATGACGGTGATGGTCCAGCTCGGGGACCGCGAGGTGGAGATGCGGGCTCCGACCGATGGTGCCCTGGTGGTGCTGGCGCGGGCGTTCCGGAACCTCCCCAAGATCAAAAACGCTGAGGAGATGGACGCTGCCCAGCGCGATCAGGTCGTCCGGAACCTCGGCACCCTCGGCAAGATCGTGGACGGCATGGTCGTGCAGGCCGACGACAAGCTGTGGCTCGAAGACGCCATGGTCGACGGCGACGTCTCCGCCGAGGACGTCTTCGACTGCATCAGGGTCGCCGGGGAGAAGCTGAACGGGGCCAAGGCTCCCGCGAAGAAGGCCGCCGCCCCGGTCCGCCGGGCTCGCCCCGGGCGGGCTGGCCGGTGAAGCGGCAAACGCTGGCCCTCGCGGCGCTCGGCGTGATCCTGGCGGGCTGCGGCCTCGGCACCGGCTCCCCTGACCCGTCTCCCACGCCCACGCCCACGCCTACCCCGGTCGTCACGCTGACGACTCCGGCCACCACGCGGGCGACGACACCGCCGGTCCGCTCCTCGACGCCGCCCACTCCCCACCCTTCCACCTCCAGCGCTCCGATGCTGAAGATGGGAGGCGGGTTCACCTGCCAGGACGGCACTATCTCTCATGCCGCCCACCGGCAGGGTGCTTGCTCGCACCACGGGGGAATCGCGTGAGCGGGCTGAAGGTCAAGCGGCTGGTCTGGACCATCGTCTTCCTCGGGATCACCCTGGCCGCGATCATCATGGAGGTCGTCGCCGGGGTGTGGCACCCGGCCGGGACGATCCCGTGGACCGAGTACATCGCCAAGTACGTGCCGTGGCCGGTCCAGCTCATCGCCTACGTGGCCCTCGCTGTGTGGCTGCCGTTCCACTTCTGGCGGCACGATCACCTGAAGAAGACCGCGTACGTGCGAGGTCTGATCGCGGGCCAGCGGCGGCCCGCTGAGGACGCTACGTACGGCCACCCTGACGACCCGAACCGTGGGGACGTTCACTACTGATGGCCGCCGACGCCCTCGCCGCGCTGAAGGTCTGGGCGCTTGAAGTGGAGCTGGCCGGGGAGACCTTCGCGGTTCCTGCCCGGCCAGCCGCCGACTGGTTCCTGGCCATCCTCGACGAGGAGGCCGTGCTCCCGCTGGTCCCGGGGATGATGGCGGCCGACGCCGACAACCGGATCGGTGAGCTGCTGCTGGACGAGGTCATCGACACCGACCTGCTGGTCACCCGGTCCCGGGAGTTGCTGACGGCGGCGGCCGGGCGGCCCTGGTGGGAGGCGGACCGGCTGATCCGGTCGTCGGCCGCGTCGTGGCACATCATCGGCGGGGAGCTGACCAGGCTCGGGGTTGACCTGGACAAGGTGAGCCTTGCTGCCGCTCTGAACGCCATCTACGTGATCTGCGTGCGCACCATGGACGACAAGGAGCGCAACAAGTTCGACATCGACCTGCGTCTGCCCCCGATCGGGGTGGAGGGAGTCACGACGGAGGAGATGTACGACCAGAAGGCTGCCGAGGCGGCGTTTGCGGCCCTGATGGGTCAGGCCGCGCCTCCTGAACCCGTAAGATCCTGATCCATGGCAGGGACTCTGGGGCGCGCGTTTGTCGAGGTCTTCGCGGACCTCAAGAACTTCACGCCCGGCCTGCGGCAGAAGATCAAGGCGGCCCTGGACGAGCAGACCAAGGGCCTCAAGTTCGACGAGCTGGACAAGTCGGCTGAGACGGCTGGCGAGCACGCCGCCGACGAGGTCGGCAAGGGCGTGGACCGCAAGCTCGGCCCGAACATGCAGAAGTCCGGTCGCCAGGGCGGCATCAATCTCGGCAAGGGGCTCAGTGCGGGCCTGTCCTTCGCCACCGCCGCGTTCCTGCCTGCCTTGATCGCCCTCGGCCTGGAAGTGGTCGCCGCGCTGGCCCCGGCCGCCGTGGCCCTCGGGGCGACGATCCCGGCCGCGATCACCGTGATGGTCGGCTCCCTTGTGGCGCTGAAGCTGGCCACCAAGGGCGTCGGGGATGCGCTGAAGTACGCCTTCGATCCGTCCAAGGCGGCCCAGTTCAACGAGGCGATGAAGAAGCTGTCGCCGAGCGCGCGGGAATTCGTCCGGGAGATCCAGAAGCTGCACCCCGCGTTCCACCAGCTCCAGCAGGACGTGCAGCAGGTCTTCTTCAACCAGCTCGAAGGGTCGCTGACCTACACGGCGCGGAGCCTGCTGCCGGTGCTGCACAAGGGCCTGGTCGCCCTGTCGGTGGACATCGGCAAGATCGGCTCCAACCTGATCACCGCGTTCGGGTCAGCGCGGTCGCGTAACGAGATCGCCCAGATCTTCCAGAACGCGCACGACGCGGTGAAGCCGTTCATCCCGGCGCTGGGGCACCTGGCGGGCGCGTTCCTGTCGATTGCTGCTGCCGCCGGTCCGATGCTGACTGTCCTGTCCACGGGGCTGGCGCACGCGCTGAGCGTGTTCTCGGCGTTCATCAACCAGGCGGCCGACTCGGGGGCGCTGTCGGCGTTCTTCTCGGACGCGCTGGTCATCCTTCAGCAGCTCGGTGGCCTTCTCGGCAACGTTTTTGATCTTGTCACCACGATCATCGGCACCCTCCAGGCGCAAGGCGGCGACGCCCTCGGCTTCCTGTCCACGCTCATCGGCGACCTCGCCGCGTTCTTCGCCAGCGCACAGGGGCAGGCGGCGCTGGTCGGCCTCTTCGGTCTGCTGAACCAGGCGCTGACCACCATGCAAGCCGTGCTGACCCCGCTGCTCCCGGCCCTCGGCGAGTTGATCGCCTCCTTCTCGGGCGGCCTGACCGACGCGCTGAAGACCATCACCCCGTATCTGGCGTCGGCCGCCGACTGGCTCGGCAAGCACCCTGATCTGCTCAAGGCGGCAGCGGCGGCGTGGCTGGTGTACAAGTCCGCCCTCGTCGCCGTCGCGATCTACGAAGCGATCGTGGACGCCCTCAACCCGGTCGGCTGGATTGTCCTGGCCATCGCTGCCATCGCTGCCGGGGCGTACCTGATCTACAAGAACTGGGGCGCGGTCACGCACGCCCTGTCCGTCGCCTGGGACGCCATCAAGAGCTTCTTCATCGGCATCTGGCACTGGATCCAGGACGTCGGCGCGGCGATCGGGAACTGGTTCACGGTCACGCTGCCCGGCTGGTTCGCGGCACTGCCCGGCCGGATCTGGGCGGCGATCTCCGCCATCCCGGGGCTGCTGTACAAGGCGTTCCTCGACGCGCTGCACCTCGCGGGTGAGGCCGTCGGCATCGGCATCGGCCTGATCATCGCCGCGTTCATCAAGATCCCGCAGTTGATCTGGGACGCCCTGATCGGCCTCGCCGGGCTGCTGGTCAGCCTCTGGCACATCGTGCAGGCCGCCTGGGACGCGGCCGTGCGTGCGGGCGTCAACGCGGTCATCTACGTCTTCACCGTGCTCCCCGGGAAGATCGCCTCGTTCGTGCAGCGGCTGCCCGGCATCATCGGCGGGGCGTTCCGCGACGCCTGGAACTGGGCCAAGCGGGAGGTCTCCGACGGGGCCAACGCGATCGTCGCGTTCATTCAGCGGCTGCCCGGCCGGATCTCCGGCTTCATGCGCAACGTCGGGCACGACATCCTCGGCGGGCTGCGGTCCGGCATCAACTCGGTCATTTCCGGCTTCAACTCCGGCATCGACAAGGTGGCGGGGCTCGTGCACATCGGGCTGCCGCACATCCCGCTGCTCGCCACCGGCGGCCTGGTCAACGCGCCCACCCTCGCGGTTGTCGGCGAGGCTGGTCCCGAGGCGGTCATCCCTATGTCCGACCCGGCGCGGGCGGCGGCCGTCGCCAAGCAGACCGGCCTGCTCGACATTCTCGGGAGCAAGATGAGCAACGCCGGAACCACGCTGGTCCGGGTCTACCTGGGCACCCGGGAGATCACCGATATCCTCGGCACTGTCGTCGACAAGAAGCTCAGCGACCAGGCCAACGAGCTGGCGTACGGGACGAGGTGAGCAGTGCCCACCCTTACGGCCACCGCCGACAACGCGAAGTCGCAGGTGCGGCTCGACCTGGACTTCTCCGACATCGACGCCCCCTACGCGCTCGTGCAGCGCGTCGACCCGATCACCGGGGCGACCACCACCGTGCGCGGCCACGGCGGGTCGGTGACCGCGCTGGGCATCGCCTACGCCCCGATGTACGCGGGCTACAAGGCGGTCCTCTACGACACCGAGATGCCGCTGGACTCCAGCTTCTACTACACGGCGACCGCCCCCGTAGCCACGCTGAACGTCAACACGACGTTCGCTGGCGGCTTCACCGACCCGTGGTACCCGGCCAGCACCGGCATCACCATCCGGCTCACCACCGACACGGCCGGGAAGAACTACCTCAGCTTCTTCACCGGCGGCGGCGTGGCCACCCCGACGATCCGGGGCGAGGACATCCCGGCCACCCCGGGCGCGGTGCTCACCTACACGGTCAGCATGTTCATCTCCGCCTCCAACGGCGTGGCGATCGGCATCGACTGGCTCGACAACACCGGCGCGGTCATCTCCTCGTCCAGCACCTCCGCAGGCGCGCCGCTGACGCTGACCACCATCACGGCCAGCGGCACCGCCCCGGCCAACACCGTCTCGGCGCGACCGTGGCTCCAGATGACCGGCACACCGGGCTCGGGGGTGACCGTCAGCGTCGCCTCGGACGTCGTGTCCAACGCCGCCGGGACGGCCACCTCCGGCGGGGTGCGGGTCGCGTCTCTGGGTGCCTGCCAGTTCAAGGACCCGCTGGTCCCCGGCAACAACGTGCGCGTCGACTTCTCCTGGGATCCGAACCCGCTGTGCACCCCCACCGAGGGCGTGTTCTGGCAGTCGCTGGACACCGAGCAGTACGCAGCCAACTCCGCCGTCTTCAACGTCAACAACCAGGCCCTGGCGCAGGTCGTCTCCAAGGAGCGGTCGGCCCCCTCCTCGACGCTGACCCTCGTCTCGCGCACGTTCGCCGACCGGGACCGGCTCATCGCCCTGCTCCAGCCGGGCTCGCCGTTGCTGTTCCAGGCCCCCGACCAGTACGGGCTGCCCGACCGGTACCTGTCCGTCGGAGCCAACTCGATCTCGCGGGTGCTGCCCGACCACGCCATCCCGATCCGGGTGTTCTCGATGCCGCACACCGTGTGCGCCGCGCCGGGCGGCCCGATGCAGGGCACCGTCGGGGCACGCTGGCAGGACACCTGCAACCGGTACGCGACCTGGGCGGCCGTGAACGCTGCCGGGCTGACCTGGATCCAGGTTCTCGACGGGCTGGCGGGCTGATGGTCTGGGACGGCGGGCTCGACGCCCGGTACCGCGACGCGCTGCTGAGGCCGCACACCGTCTACAACCGGGTGGACGTGCTCTCGCGGTCCGGGGAGGTGCTGTACTCCGGGGAGATGGGCAAGGGTCTGCCGTTCATCGAAGGCAACGTGCGGGCGACCCTCACAAGCCGCGTGGCGCGCGTTCTCACCCTGTCGGTAGACCGGTCCTGGTTCCCGCTGCTTCCGAACGGCCAGGTCGATCCTGACGGGCTGCTGAGCCCGTTCGGCAACCGGCTCGCCGCGTACCGGGGCATCAAGTACGGCGACGGCTCGATCGTGCAGTTCCCCGTCTTCTACGGCCGCATCGAGTCCGTGCAGATGAGCCGCAGCGGGCAGGTGTCCGTCGGAGCCAACGACCTGGCCGCCGACGTCGTGGACGCCATCTTCGAAACCCCGCAGTCGTCGGTCCCGACCAACACGATCACCACCGAGTTCCGGCGGCTGATCACCGGCGCGCTGCCCGACGCCGTGTTCGGCGTCTCCGACCTGACCGGCGTGAAGATCCCCCCCATCGCGTGGCAGTCCGACCGGGCGCAGGCCCTCGACGACATGTCCGCCACCGTCGCCATGCTGTGGTACCCGCTCGCCGACGGCAGCTTCGTGCAGCGCCTCACCCCATGGACCAACCCGGGCCAGACCGCGCAGCTCACCCTCACCGACGGCACCGGCCTCACCCAGGGCGCGCTCGGCGCGGTCGCCGACTGGACGATCACCGTGTCCCGCACCGGCGTCTACAACTCGGTGATCTTCACGTCGGAGCGGCAGGACGGCACCGCCCCCGTGCACGCCATCGTCCGGGACCTCGACCCGGCGTCGCCGACGTACTACCTGGGTAACTTCGGCCGCAAGCCGCTGCTCATCCAGAACCAGTCGGCCCTGACGCAGTCCCAGTGCGTGCAGGCCGCCACGAACACGCTGAAGTCCGCCACCGCCATCACCCAGACCTGGGATCCGGTGTCGATCGTCCCGGACGCCTCGATCGAGCTGGGCGACCTCGTACAGGGGGAGGCCGAAGGCGCATCGAGCACCCAGGTCATCGCCGGGTTCACCCTGCCGCTGCGAGAGACCGGAGACATGTCCTTGAGCCTGCGCGCCTACGCCCCGGTGACGACCTCATGACCACGAAGCTGGCGCACCAGACGCAGAAGGTTGCCGGGATCCCCAACGGCATGCGCACCGCCACGATCACCGCCGTCAGCAGCAGCTCGATCACCATCACGATCTCGGGCGGCGAGTTCACCGCAGGCGTCGGAGTGATCACCTCGTACGCGCCGATCGTCGGGGATGTCGTCGCCGTGTTCCGGCAGGACTCCTCCTGGCTGATCCTCGGCCCCACGTCCGCCGTGAACGGCTGGAACCTGATGAACGACCTCGGCTACCAGAACGGGTGGACCGACCGGGCCGGAAGCCCTGGGCAGTGGCGGCGCACCGCGACCGAGGTGCAGATCGTCGGGCAGCTCAACAACGCCGCCGTCCAGGGCGCGGGCGCGGCCATCGTCGCGGGACTTCCCGTGCCCAACGGAGAGATCATCGTGTGCATCGCCGCGCAGGGCGCGACCCGCCCCGCCCTGCATGTCGACGCCGCCGGGGTGCTGCGCATCTACGATTCGTCCACGACGGGGTTTCTCCAGTTCTGCGGCACCTACCCCCTCGATACCCTGACCACATGAGGGGGCGCGGATGAGCACCACGACCGGCTACACCGACACGTTCGGCCGGACCGTTGCCGGTGGGCTGGGCACGGCCACGTCGGGGCAGGTGTACAGCGTCAACGCGTCGGCGTCCCAGTTCTCCGTCGCGCCGAACGTCGCCACGATCGCCATGAACGCCGCTGGCAACTTCTACGGCTACATCGACAACCTGACCCAGGACGTCGACATCACCGGCCAGGTGGCGCTGACCGCGATCCCGGCAACCAACCTGGCCACGGTCGGCTTCGTCGCGAAGTGGGCGAGCACGAGCAACTACTACATCGGCACGATGATGGTCGCGACGGGCGGAGCCATCTCGCTGCGCTTCTCCAAGGTGATCGGCGGCGGCCTGTCGACCATCACGACGATCTCGACCGGTCTGACGTATGTGGCGAACACGTTCTACAACCTGCGGTTCTCGGTCCGCTGGTCGCAGGCGCTCCAGACGAACGTGTTGCAGCTCAAGCTGTGGGCGCTGAACACGGACCAGCCGGGCGGCTGGATGGCCGTGACGACCGACAGCGGGCTGACGAACTACACCGCCGGGACGAGCGTCGGGTTCCTCGGCCGGGACGAGTCGACGGTCTCCGGCTCCGTCTCCGCCAAGATCCAAAACGTGGCGACGATGTCGAACCACCTGCCCATCCCCGCCACCACCGACCCGATGTGCAACGACCCGGCCATCACCTACCCCGACCAGACCGCGCTCGAATCCCTCGCCGACGCCGTCGACACCGCGATGACCGCCCTGGACCCGCTGGTCGCCCTGGCCGGGCTGTTCCCGCGCGTACGGATCAGCTCCACCAACCAGCAGATCACCAACTCTTCCGCCTTCCTCCCGCCGTTCCAGGCCGTCGAGTTCAACGTCGGCACCCCCACCGACCTGGGCCTCGACGCCACCAGCATCTACCTGGGCGTCGGGATCTGGATGGTCACGTACGAGCTGGCCCTGTCCCCGGCGGCCAGCGACTGGCTGTGGGCGCAGATCAACGGACCCGCGAACGCGAACATCGTCTCCATGCGGTCCAACCCGGCACACACCGGCGCGGACGCGGGCGGCACGGTGCACCTGACGGCCCCGGTCATCGTCACCGACCCGACCACCCCGACCCGCTGCTCCATCGCTCTGACGCTCAACAACACGGCGGCCACCTACGTCGCCACGTACATGGCCCTTTCCGCGATCAAGATTTCGGACTACTTCGCATGAGCGGATCGACGACGAACAAGGGGTACCCGTACCCGCTGCTCACCGACTTCGCCGACGTCCAGGACGCCTACCGGCTGGCGTCGGCGATCGACGCCGACCTGCTCGCGGACCAGAACCCGTTCCGGGCATTCGAAGGTCGGCCGTCGTTCGTCGTGCGCCAGACCTCGAACGGCTCCGGCTTCCTCTCCGGCACCGACCTGATGAACTTCAGCGCCGTCGACTGGGACAACACCGGCGGCGCGAAGGTCGGGGCCAACTCCTTCATCCAGCCCAACAGCCAGCCGCCGTCGTGGTGGATGTTCGGGGCCACCGTGCTGACCGTCCCCATCTCCGGCACGCCGGTCGTCGGTGACCTCGTGGAGGGCCGGATCCAGGTCATCACGACCGACCAGGTCAGCAACCTCTCCACGACGAAGTACAGCGTGCAGCGCAACGACGAGTCCAACACCTCCGGCGAATGGCTTAACGTCTTTACCATGGCCGCGATCTACCGGGGGCATATCGCGGCGCAGCTCGTGCTGAACGGATCCACGCAGAAGGCGATCTCCGCCGGATCGACCTTCTGGGGCTTCTACCTGGGACCGGTGACCTGATGGCGTTCCTGCGCAGAACCCCGTACGAGAAGCTGCGGTACCCGTGGGCGTCGGACGTCGTCTCGGTCCCCGACGTGCAGTCGATGGCCAACGACATCGACCAGGCGATCGTCACCACGCAGAAGTTCTCCTCGGACTTCTCCAAGTTCGGCTCGGTGGTGGCCAAGCGCAACGCGGCGCAGAGCCTCACCAAGGCCACGCTGACGACCATCAGCTTCGACTCGATCACCTTGAACAACGGCTCCGACAGCCCCCTGGCGAACGGGAACTGGTGGGCGGCGGGCAGCCCGACCCGGCTGACCGCGCCGGTCGCCTGCGTCGTGCTGGTGTCCGCGTTCGGTGGCGTCAACCTCGGCTCCGCGCTGGGCACCGCCGGGTGCGTGGAGGTTGCCGTCGGCCTGAACGGCTCGACGGCGTGGCAGCAGGGGAACAAGCACTCCCCGATCTCCACGGTTACCGGGCAGGTGTGGACGTCGGCGGTGTCGCTGTGGCCGCTGAACGCGGGCGACTTTCTGGAGCTGAAGATGTTCTGGACCGGCACCCCGGCCGGGCCGTTCAACACCGACACGGTCGTCCCGCCGCAGCTCTCCCTGTCGATGGTGGCCCTCAAGTCTGTGTCCTGAATTGTCAGAGCTTTATGAAAGGATTACCGACAGATCAAGGCGCTGACGAAACGGGGCAAGATGGTAGAGATAACCGCTGAGAACCTGCCCTGGTACCTTATCGGCGTTTTGACCACTGGACTCCTCGCGGTGTTCTACGCGATCCTGCGGGGAACGTTGATCCCCAGTCGGATCGCGGACCAGCTCCGGGAGAGTGCGGAGAAACGGGCCGAGGCCGCCGAGGCGGGAACGGTCGCGAATACGGAGAGCGTCAGGTCGCTGGGAGACTCGGTGGGAAAGCTGCTGGTGCTTGCGGAGAACCAGGACAGGGTCCTTAAGGCCCTGCACCAGCGCGCCGGACGCGGGGATACTCGGGGCAGAGGTGGTAGCTCGTGAGCTGGCGACCGTGGCGCAAGAAGATGGAGCAGGCGCAGGAAGCCGTGCGTCACGCTGAATCCTTGCGCGACGATGCCGAGCAGCAGAAGACCCGCGTACAGGCGATGACGCCCCGCATAGACAGTGTCTCTTCCTCTCTGCAAAGGTTGCGGACGGACAACCATTTCGGCCCCCTGATCGACGCCGTTTTGCGAGGGAATGAGTGACACCGCAGGGAATAGGAACAATCGGCCTTTACGTCTCCGCCGTCATAGCGACGGTCGGATTCGTGGCCTTCGCCGCTACCGCGCGCTTCTGGGCATCGCGGGGCGGCTGGCACGTCTTCTGGTACATGCTCGTTATCGCATGGATCCTCGTCCTCACCTCGATCGCCCACTTCGTCCACGACACCGTCTGGTTCATGTGGCTTCGGGTGCTGTCGCTGGCGATCGGGCTTCCGGCGGTGCTGGCCTGGCGTTCCTGGATCATTTTTGATCTCCAACTGCGGCAGCGGTGGCGCAAGACCATGACGTACGGTGGGCGTAGACAGCAAGGAGGAGGTGACCGTGGCTGACTGGATCCTGATTCCGTGCCTGCGCGCGCTGTTCATGGATTTCGACCGCATCGCGCCATCCCGTGATCACGCCAGCGACGGCTCGATCGGCGACACCGCGCACCAGCACGAGGTCTCCGACCACAACCCGGACGAGACTGGCTCGGTGCCGATCCACGACGCCGACCACATCAACGAGGTCCACGCCATCGACGTGGACAACAACCTGAACGAGTCCGACCTGACCATGGAGAAGGTCGTGCAGTTCCTGCTCGGCCGCTGCCGGTCGGGCGCGGAGAAGCGGCTGCGCTACATCATCTACAACCGCCGGATCTGGTCCGCCTCGTCCGGCTGGGTGCAGAAGACGTACACCGGATCGTCGCCGCACACCGAACACGCGCACTTCAGCGCGAGCTACACGAGTGGACTCGAAGCCTCGACGGCTTCCTGGCACCTGGAGGACATCCCCGTGGCTCTGACCACCGCCGACAAGACCTGGATCACCGCCCAGATCAAGGCCAACGCCGTCGATCTGACCGAGCTGGCCGCCGCCCTGGCCGCCGCGAAGGACGACTTCCTGAGCGTCCACTACGGCAACGCGCTCTACCCGAGCCGCACCATGCAGATGCACATCAACGACGAGCAGGCCCTGCGGGACATCCTGGTCGACTCGGTGGCGGCGGCGAAGATCAAGCTCGACCCCAACTCGTCGCTGGCCAAGCTGTTCAAGGCGGCCGACCTCGTCATCGCCAACGCGCCGAAGGCGGCAGCCTGATGATCAAGAAGTTCAAGGAAGCGCCGGTGGCGTACCTGATCTCGATCATGACGGTCCTGCTCGCGGTGCTCGTCTACCTCCAGGGCTCCGGCACCGTCCACGGTCAGGCCGCGACCTGGCTGACCACGGCCGTCGGCATCCTCCAGCTCATCCTCGGGTTCGCCGTCCGCGCGAAGGTCACGCCCGTGGCCGCCCCGAAGGACAACCTCGGGCGTGCGCTGGTCCCGGCGAAGCTCATCCCTCCAGCGCGGTAAGGGGCAACGTGTCTTTCAGCAGGAAAAGCCACATCGTGGTCAGCGCAGTGAAGAATGGACTTAACTTCGCGGCGACCCTGACCACGGAGACCTGTTCGGATGACATCGGCGACCCGCCGCTGCCCCTGGAGCAGATGATTCAGGACAATCCGGAAGCGTTCGCGGCGGCGGTCGTCGGCTTCATCGTCGACACCCACCCTGACATCGCCGCAGGCGACATCGTCTCGACCGTCGTCTACGGCGACGAGGTTGTGACCTACTTCCAGGACTAAGCAGGGGGCTGTCGGTTCCACGGTGCAGATACCGGCAGCCCCCACCCGAACGCGAAGTGCAGGCCGAGGAAGGCCAGCCCGAACAGCAGCATGTTGATGGAGCCGAGCGGTACTCCAAACGCTGCGAGAAACCAGATGATCGCTGCGACCAGGGCAAACATGGCATCCTGGTACCCACTAGAAACGCTACTCGAAACGAGGGCAGGATGGCCGGGCGTACCCCCATCACCGTGACCAGCGTGAACCGCACCGCGCTGACCGCGATCCCGGCTCCGGCCACCTCACCTGACGTCGCCAACGGCAACTTCTGCTACAACGACGGCGCGACGGTGCTGGTGCTGCTCAACACCGATTCGAGCACCCACACCCTGACGGTGCAGATGGCCTCGGGGATCGACGGCCAGACCGTCGGACCGCGCTCGTACACGGTGGCGATCTCCGCGAACCAGCAGTGGACGGGCGTGTTCCCGGTTCAGTTCTACGGCAACCAGCTCGCGTTCAATCTCGACTCGGCGCTGGTGAAGGTTCAGCCCGTCTCGCTGCTCAGCCCCTGAGGCTGGAGCCGCCGCTCTCGCTCGGCGAGCGCGGCGGGCTGCTCGCGGAGCCGGTCGCCGACGGCGTAGCAGGGGAAGTATCGGCAGCCGTACCCGTAGCCGCCGCAGTCGCCGCTGTCGTGTGCGGCGGAGTCCCGCGCGCACTGCTCCCGGAGCGCCCGGTCCTGCCGTTCGATCTCCCGCTTGTCCTCCTCTCGGCGGAGGCGTTCCTGGTCGCGGTAGACGCGGGTGATCTGGGCGAACATCCAGTTGGGCAGGCGGATCATCATTAGGTCCCGTCGTTTTTGATCTTGCGCTTCTTCGGGCGGTACGAGAGCTGGAGCGCGAGACGCTTACGACGCTCGGCCTTCTCCTCGCGACGCTCGGCCGCCCGTCGCTGCGTCCGGCGGCCTCGGCTGTTCACTCCGACGCCTCGTAGCTGATCCGGTAGTCGGGTTGAATGTTCAACTCGTCAGCCCAGCGGTAACCGCCGTCCTCGGTCAGGTACCACCAGCCCCGGCCGTTGACGGTCCAGATGTACGCGGGCACCTCCAGCGGGTCGACCCCGGCGCGGCGCTCCACGACCCAGCCCAGCCCGATGCACGTGGCCGCGTCCGAAAGGGTCTGGTCATGGCACGGGCGGCACAGCATGAGAATGTTGCGGACGTCGTTGGAGACGGCGCTCGCGGCCCCGTGAACGCCTCCTGAGCCGCGTGTCATCCGGTGATGGGGGTCCAGGCGTCCAGGAATGCGACAGCCCTCGCACATCCCGTACGATCGGGCTGACGCGAGGGCCTTGGCGACCTCGAAGGTGGTCATCGGGGCAGCACCGCGCCGCTGAACTTGGCCAGGTGCGTCTTCCAGCTCTTCCCGGCGGCGGCAACCTGCTGGCGGGCCCACTTCTCGCGGACGGCCTCGCTGTAGAGGTCCGTCACGGTCCAATCCGTCTTCATGGGGTCTCCCTCTCTGTATGCCATGAGCATACATGACGAGGGTCAGCAGGGGCAGTGCTTTGTCCTGGAGTGTTCCGGGTTCGGCCAGTGTCCGGTCGCCCGCTTCTCCAGGTTCGCGCAGTGACCGTCCAGCTTGTTGCCCTGGATGTACTTGCCCAGGTGCTCCTTGCAGCGGCAGAACGCGCACGGTTCCGCCCACCGGATCTTCGCCGCGCCTTCACCCTTGGTCCAATACGCATCGAGCCGCGCCCCGCCCTCTGCGCCCTTGGGCGTGACGGCGAAAGCGCGGCTGATGGCGTACCCGAGGTCGGCGGCGAACTGGGCCAGCTTCATGCCGAACAGGCTACTGCCAGCCTCCGGGCGGCGGGACACAGTTGCGCTGCGTGCCGCCGTTCTGATGCGTGATGACCGGCGTCCCGCCCTTCAGGCGGCACTCGGTCTTGAACTTCTGGTCGGCCGACGGCGGCTTGGGGGGCTTCGTCGATCCGTGGTTGGGGTCCGGGCAGCCCGCGAGGACCACGCTGGCCGCCGCGATGGCGGCCAGCGTGAGGATGCGCTTCGTGATCACTGGACCTCGGGCTCCGGGATGATCTGCTCCGGCTTCAGGATGACCCGGTAGCGGTGCGCGCTGACGCCGGTGGAATCGAGCTGCGTGTAGAAGCAGAAGACGTTGTCGGCTTTGCTCATCGAGTTCCGCTTCACGATGGGGTTGGCCTCGCTGCCGCCGACCTTGCAGATCACCGACTGCTTGTTCGGGTCGGTGAAGTCGACGGAGCACCAGCCCTCGATGACCATCACGTACTTGTCCAGGATGGCGTTGTAGAACACCACCCGGCGGTAGACCTCGAAGTTGTCGGCCGCCACGGACAGGTTCTCGCTGGCAGTCTTCGCGTCGCTCTTGCACGCGGTCAGCCCGCCGAGAGCGATCGCAGCCACCGTCGCGATGGCCAGGGCCTTCTTACGGTTCATGGTTCCTCCTGGAGTCAGGCAAGTCTCGCCTGGATGGTTACGGGAAGGGTGATGGTGCGGAAGTCCTCGGGCTTGGCGCCCTGGACGGTTGCGGTGAGGGTGACGCGAATGGTGTCGCCGCTCATGATCAAAAACGATTGCGGAGAGATCATGGCCTGGTGCTGGCTGATGAGGAGCTGCACCGCCCCGCTCGGGCGCGGAGCCGGAGTGCGGACCACCCGCCTACGCCACGAGTACCGGCGGGTCACGGCCGCCACCCGTTCGCGGTCAGCGCGGCGGCCACCGTGTCCAAGTCCACCTCGGGGATCAGCGTCTCCGAGCAGAAGTCGCAGGCCAAGTAGAAAACGGCCGTGACGTCGTTCATCGTGAGGCGGCCGTCCACGACGCCGGTCAGCTTCTTCGGGTGCGGGCTCCAGCTCAGCTTCTTCTCGCCGCATTCCGGGCAGATGCCCCGCATCATCAGCGACCGCTTGCAGTCGCGGCAGTTGACGTCGTCGAGGTCGGTCATCAGCGAGCCGGGGAGCGCGGCGGTCAGGCAGCACTCGGTCAGAACGTCGCGGCGGTTCACGACGCCGCCGATCAGGTGCCGGATCACCACTTCTCCAGCGGGAAGTCTTCGGCGGCGATCTCGGGTTTGGGCCACTCCTTGACGCCGACCTCCCGGGCCGCGTCGTTGATCATCCGTCGGAAGTCGGCCGGAGCGAACCTGCGCCAGCACTCCTCGCCGATACGTTCGCCTTGATGGTCAAGGCCGTGATGGTTGCCCTTGGCCCCGTCGATCCATTCGTCCAGGACGCCCAGGAGCACCGAAAGGGCGTGGGTGCGGCCGTAGTAGCGGGCCTGCTCCAGTTCGGCGCTCATGGGGGCGTTGGAGGGTGCAGCGGGGGCGGGCAGGCGGTCGCGGATCTCGGTGAGGAGCCGGAGGGCCTCCTCGTCCAGGTTCGCCTCGACCTTGATGATCGTCGGTCCGGCCATCAGCGGTACCCGCCGTTCTCCAGCCGGTCGGCGAAGCCCGGGTCGTACTGGCCGCCGCCGAGCATCTGCTGCGGGAAGCCCATGGCCAGCGCCGCCATCCGCGAGGTGCCTTCCTTGGTGGAGGTGACCGAGATGAACGGCGCGCCCTGCACGACCTCGATGAACTCCAGCTCTTCGCCGGTGCTCGGGTCGACGCCATGCGCTCCTGCGGGGGCGTCGTCGGCCTTCGCGAGGTCGAGAAGCATCTTCAGGTAGGCCGGTCGGATGACCTTGATGGTCTGCACCTCGGACGGGTGCACCCGCTCACACCAGGCCAGCGCGGCATCCTCGTCGGTGACCTTCGCGGTCCGGCGGCCCTCCGAGTAGGTGATCGCGCCGATCTTCGTGCCGTCGGGCATCTTCGCGCCGACGCGCTCCTCGTCGTCCTGGCCCATCTGCTTGGTCACCTGGATCCGCAGGCCGTCGGTGATCGCCTTGATGAACTTGGCGTACGTCTCCAGCGCGACCAGCTTCTGCTTGTCGGTCAGCTCCTGCGGGATAGGTGCGGTCATCGGTGTTGCCTCCTCAGTTCGTCGCGGAGATCCATGAGCAAGCGGCCGAGGTGGTTCTGGCCGGGCTCGGCGCACTTCTCGCGGGGGCAGTAGCAGCAGCCCCAGTAGTTGTCGTGCCAGGTGTTTCCCTCCACTAGAAGGGCGTCGCCGGTGGCCAGCAGGGCGGCGGCGAGGTCGGGGTTCTGGGTGAACTTCGCCAGCAGGACCTCTCGCATGATCGACTGGCGGGCGCATTCCCAGCCCGGCCGCAGCGGCATCCTGCGGCCCATCCTCTTGGCTCGCTTCGGTGTCGCCGCTGCGGCGATCCGCAGACGCGCCCGCCGATTACGGGTCTTGGCCGCGTTGTAGGCGTGCTCGCCGCTGCGGTACTTGATGCCGCGCCACACCACCTGGCGTAGGTGGAAGTTGGAAGCGAAGCCGTGCACTCCGACGAACCGGGTTATCTGGCTGGTCATGCCGCCTTCCTCCCTTGCTGCTTCAGTGCGGTGCATTCGCGTAGTACCCGGCGGATGAGTAGCTGGGCGTTGGTGGCCCCCCGGCCCTCGCAGTGAGAGCCAGAGGTGGAGACCTGCCGGTGCCCGCAGGGGCACCGGAAGATCGGGTGGTTCTTCCACCGCACCAGCGTGAAATCTGCGTCCGTGAACAGCTTGAACATTGCCGTCACGGAGTTCATCAGTCGCCGGTCCCCATCGTGGCGGCCTTGGCCGAGCCGTCGTCGCCGCTCGCGGGGCTCTTGGTGTCGCGGGCCATGGCCAGCTCTTCGTCAAGGGTGGTGTCGTCGGAAACCGCAACCTTCAGCAGACCCCGAGCGTCGGCGTACGCGTGCAGGTCGGCGATCTGCTGGAGGCTGGCCTCCGGCTTAACCGCCTCGTCGGCGATGCGGACCGCCAGCACTTCGGTCGCGTTGACGGTGAAGTTCCCGTCGTCGGTGACCAGCGGGATGTTCCGGTTGTGCAGGTTCTTGCCCGCCATCCAGTCGTAGCCGTTGACGGCCTGACCGATCGGCAGGGTCTCGATGCGCCGGTGCAGGTCGCCGATCTCGGCGTCGGTCGCCTTCGACCAGTCCTTCTCGGGCGCGGGCGGAGCGGAGACCGGCTTGCTGGCCTGCGGCTTGGCGTTGTCCCAGCGCTCCTGCTGGGCGTAGTTCTGCGCCTTCGCGCCGTCGTCGTCCTCGCCGCCGGGGAACGTCCCGGTCAGGGCCAGGGTCAGGTACCGGCGGCCGTAGGTCATGGCCGAGCCGATCTCCTGCGGGCCGGAGCGGCGCGGGTCCGGAAGCGGCCAGTAGCCGATCTCCCGATCGCCCTTCTCGTGCATCAGGGCGACTTCAAGCATGAAGCCGCCGCCCTCGGCGATGGTGGTCTTGGAGCTGATCGAGAGGCCGTTCTCGCCGAGGGCCGGAAGGACGGCCTCGACGACCTGGTCCAGTCCGGCGTACCCGTACGAGTAGGAGACCTTCGCGCCGGTCTTGCTCTCGCCGGTGACCTTGGCGGTCTCGCCCTTGACGAGTTTCGGCAGCTTGGCCTGTACGGCGGCGAGGGCTGCGGCGAGAGTTTCGTGCGATGTCATGCTGTACCTCCATGGGAGACTGTCTACCCACAGCATACACGACCTGCACCAGACGTCAAGCTCCGGGGCACATGGACCCATGGTTGTCGATGTAGTGCCGCTCGTGCGGCGCAGAGATGGTGCACGGCGTGGGGGCGCTCTGGGGCCGGTAGTGCGGGTTCGCCTCCCCGTCCCGCACCCGCAGGTACGCCCGGTGCTCCCGCTCCCATGCCACCGCGCGCGGCATCAGCGCCTCCCTGGAGCCCGCAGGAAGGTTCCGCCGGATCTCGGCCAGGATCTCCGCCGCCGACGTGCTGGCGGCCCGCTGAACCGCACCGGCGAACCAGCCGGGCACCTCCCCGCCGGTGATCTCCGGCTGCGCCTGATCCTTCGGCACCCCGGCCTGCCCCGGAGCCCAGCCGGTCGCGCGGGCGGCCCGCTCCCGCGCCTCCTGCATCACCTTCACGGCCCGAAGGATGTGCGCGGGCATGATCCAGTCGGTGTGCTCGGCGTAGTGCTGCCGGATAGCGGCCATCACGTCGGCGGCGTCGGCGTGGACCAGGATCGAGAACCACGCCCGGATGTTCACCTCGCCGACGGTGCGGTTGTCGTACGCCTGCGCCAGGGCCAGGGCCTGAGTCGTCTCGCCGATGTTCACTGTGCGTCCTCCATCGCCTGCAAGCGGCGGCCCAGCTCCAGCGTCTGGGCGACCTTCTGATCGGTAGTGCTCGGCTTGTACTGCACGGGCGCGCCGGAGGTCGGCACCAGGGCGTTACCGGGCTGACGGCCTGACCGTTCGGCGGCCGTACGCATCCAGTTGCGCCAGGTCGCGGGCCAGTCGACCTTCTGGCCCCTGATGCCGGGCACGGAACGCCAGTAGTCCATGAACTTCTCGTGCTCGTTCGGTCCGTTGAAGAGCGACGCGTAGCCGCCCTCGACGAACCACTTCTTCATCTCCTCCGACGGCGTGAAGTCGTCGGGCACCCTCGTCGCCCTCGGCCGCGAAGCGCGGCCCTTAACAAGGGATGCTTCAGAACTAGTTGCTTCCTTAATAGGAAAGCCCTCCTGCTCCTGGTGGGTACCCCCTCCGGCAGCAGGACCCCCTCCTCCGGCTCCTGGAGGGCTCCCCTCCGGCTCCTGCTGCCGCACGTCGGCCCAATCTTCAGCGTCCGGCGGCGGAGTCTCGGTGCCATCGATGAGGATCTGATAGCGGTTGGATCGCCGCGCCCCCGCCGCGCTGTACCTCTCGTAGACGCGGACGAAGCCCTTCTGGACCAGGCTGGCCAGTGCCGAACGGACGGCGCTTTCGCTCAGCTCGGTCTCTTCGGCGATCAGCCGGGTGCGCAGGTAGCAGGAGTGGTCCTGGCCCGCGTGGTCGGCGAGCACCCGCAGGACGGAACGCTGCGTGGAGCTGCCGGTCTTCTGGGTGCGAACCCAGATCAACGTCTCGAAAGACACGTGCCCTCTTTCAGATAGGGCACCCTGCGGAGTTGCCCGGCCTGTAGGTCGCCGGTAGACTCGGG